CACCTGATTGAATAGCAGATAATTGAAAAGATTGTATTACATCGGTTGATGCGCCTGTCCGCGTAGCTATCTTGCCGATAACATCAAGATAATCGAAGGATTTTTTTGTTATGACTGCTAATGCACCACCCAAAGCACCTATACCAGCAGTAAGCACACCAAAGGCTTTTAATGCTTTGCCAACTTCGTTTTTTATTCCATTAAGACCATTAGTAACTGATTTAAAAACACCTTTGGTTTTATTAACCGCAGAAATGACAATATTTAATTTTCCTAA